CGTCTTACACCACCAACAACTACGACTTCAGCAATCTTACACATAAGGTCGTGACATTCAATGGGTCTGAGGCGTCGTCCTTTAGCCTGAGTAATAAGAGTTGTGGTGAACTCAAATAAGGCGACCAGAGGTTCAGGACCACTTGCTCTTCCTCCAAAAGTCTTGAGGCGAGCTCCTGCGGGTCGTAACGCAGATACGTCCCATTGAGGGACCTGTCCAGAATAGAGTAATGAAATAAGTTCTCTAAGCGATCTAGCCCATCCAGCCTTAGAGTCTGCAACCTTAATAACGGTGTCAGATCGTTCAAAATGTTCATTAATGATCGGTAACTTATTCGTGTATTTCTTTTCGACACTATAACCAACTCCAGTACCACACATCAGGATATACATCGCTTCATCGAAGCTACGAAGGCTCTCTACAGGCAAGTAAGCACAGTTGTACCCTGCTACGTTGCAACGCTCTAGAGCCGGTCCAGCGGTCATCAGAGCGCGCATAGAGGGCATTACTTCTAGGTTCTGAATAGACTTCTGAGATTCAATTGTGTCAGATAGAATAGCCTCATCAATACCAATTGTTGAACCAATATATTTTTCAACGTAAGTGATATAACGTCTTACTGTTTCTTCCCACGTCTCTCGTCGGCCTTCATCTTCTAACCATCGCGCGTACTTAGACTGTGCGATGAACATTTGGAAATCATCCATAACTTACCTCTTTTAATCTAACAATCATACCCTTTGGAATCGCCCAGACGGCAGCCTTAGCATCATTTGCTTTTGACACAGTAGAACAGAAAATATAATAGTTCTCTGTCTCTTTATGAAACCAACCGAGTGTCCAGACAATATAATCTTCATCGAACATCTCATCAATTTCTTCATGGCTCTGCCACTTATTTGGTGCAGCAGAGGCATCTATCCACTCGATAAAGTAAGGGACACCTCGTTTAGGTTTTAGTTTCCGTGCCATAATCTCTTGGTCCTCTTCCGTCTACATGATTCAATAACATTTCTAGGTAGTGCATAGCTTTAAGAATATCCTGCCTACCGTTCTTTTCGTTGTAACGCATTACGTACTTAATTACATTTCCCACCAACCAGCCGGGTCCAAGCGTAGCCACAATATAGTCCACAGGTTGAATTTCATATTGTTCATAATGCTTTTGTCTCTTTACGTTTGTTTTATCGACTTCAACGTGCTTAAGACCTCCTTCTGAAGTCTTAATTTTTCCATCATAAGTGATGGTGTAACTCCCGTGTGGTACGTCTTTATCCATTGTTTAAGACCTTCCGTAAAGTTCATAAAGCCTCTTCATGGAAACCCACTCTAGGTCGTAGTCTCCGTTGTTGACGTTGTGCTTAATACACACACCCCTACGCCATAAATGGCTGCTTCCATCAGCGAATTTCGGGTCATAATCCTGAAAGACTCCACAGATAAGCCCGTGAATCTTTCTTCCTTCTGTGTTGCTGGCAGTAGCATAATCGAATGTATGCGCGTGTCCCATTGAACACGAGGAATACTGCTTAGCCAAGAGAGATCGGGCGGAAGCAACTGGTCGTCCCATGACGCCGGATGTAAAGTAGTGGGAGTAGTTAATTCCATCGACATTCACCACAGATTTAAAGGGATATTCTTCCCAACCGTACTCTCTGGACATAAGGTCTTTAGTACCCATTGTACCTTCAAGTACTGGGTCTCTATCAATGACTTTATTAATACGTTCTTCATGATTACCAAGACATCTAACAAATCTTGGTAGTTTCTTTTTACGAGCTCGAAGTCTGCTGTAGATACGGTCTTGACCATCAATACCAGCCTCTACGTCAGCTTTGTAACGACGGCCTTCAAAGCCCTTAGTACCTTTGTCATAAGAGCAAAGGCTAGACATATCCCACCAATCCCCAATGTCAATCACTGTGTCCGGTTTAAGATCAATAATAAGTTTTGCTAAAAGATCATAGCGTTTGTTATGATGTCCCGGCGTAGCATGACTATCGGGAATTAGTAAGTGTGTCTTGCCCATCAGAACTCCTGAAAGTAGCGTGGCTGTGGTACGGGCCTTCTGTTGTGCCCTGTTTTTAAATCTGTAGCTACTCGTCTAAAAGTAGCTGCGTCAAATGTGTATCCCCAAGCGTCTAAGTAGTTCGCAATCTTTTCGATTTGGTTGGAGACGGCTTCAAAGTTTCTAGTTGATCTATTGTTATCCATTCAAACCCATTCTTTTCTGCCCACTGAGCGTGTGTTGTTGGAGGGTTTGTCTTTGAACCAGACATGGGCTTATCTGGAGATTGAAATAAAAAGACAATACGAAGGTCAGGATGTTGCTTTTTAACAGCTCTCATTTTTGTGATATCGCCCTTTCTTAAGTACCCTTTAGTTTCCAAAAGGATACCATCAAAAGAAAAGTCGCTGACATACTTACGCTCAAGAATGTATGGAACTTTGATTTTCTCAAATTCATAATCAATCTTAAGGTCAGTAAGTTTATCAGCGACTATCTTCTCAAAGCCAGAACGATAACCTTTCGGTGGTCGTTTACGCTTCTTCCGTGGCATCTTTAACCAATCGAACTAAAATAAGTTCAGTTACAGGAACTGAAACCTCTGTGTATGTGTTCTTCTTATCGTCAAGTTTCACAAGACTAAAAAGTCCGGACAACATAAAGGGGTAACCAGTACCACGAACAGTCTCTGCCAGTCCAGTTGCTTTATTGCTATATGTAATATCATATGTATGATATGTTACAGCATCATCTTCTGGACCACTGGGCGGGGTTGTATTATCGCTTACAACTCTGAGTGTCATTATTTTACCTCGAATACGTCTGGTTCTTTCTGAACCGATGTTAAATATACAGGGCCGGTAGAATAGACAAAGGTACGAAGACCTTTACCATTATTTGAATCGGCCCAACACGTTTGTTTGAAATCACAATATGAACAGTTCGTTGGAAGTTTCATATTACCTGATTTATTGTGGGGCTCTGGTGAATAGGCCCTCGGTGGTTTATTTGGAGAACTGATAACCTTCTTGATTTCTTCAATACGTTTCTCAGTTGCTCGTTGGGAACCAAATGTGAGAGGAACCTCAAGCAGAGCAAGTTCACCAGACTCTTTATTTAAGGCAATAAAGGCTCCATCAACTTCTTCAGCAGCGCTATAGCCACCGATCTGTTTAATGTAACCAAAAGAGTCATTGTCTTTTAATGTACCATCTTTAAACTTCTCGAAGGCATACTTAGAAGCAGACTTAACATCTACAACCTGACCTTCTACTTTAGCGTCAAGATGACCTTTAATACCACGAAAATAAACTTCTTTCTGTTCATCAGTGACTTCATATCCTGCCTCTTTAATCAGTAGGAGGACTAAGGATTCAATGATGTCACCATACAGAAACTTAATCTTAGTTGTGGGGGGAATATCCCCATCTGGTTTTGTACCGTTCAGTTCAAACCAAAGTTGACAGTCGGCTTTACCGATGTTAGACATTCGCAGAGTCGGTTTGCGCGGCTCTTTGTAGCTAGATAAACGTTGGGCTACTGTGTCCCGAATCGTCTCTGCGAACTTATCTAAATTCTCCGTAGAACACTCGTGTCCTGTCTCAAATAGTTTGTAGATGTCAGGAATTAGTGTGTCTAAGGTTTTCATCTGTTACCAATCTTCTTCAACGCCCTTAGCAGGGCTCGCAGGTTCAAACTCTTCACCACCACCTTCGTAAGACTTATGTTCACGAACCATCATTTCCATGACAACCAGTTTTACACGAGTCTCACCTTTGACTTTATAGGGGTCAGTGAGTTTATACTTAATGTCAACAATTGTGTCGTTACCAAGAAGCTGGTCTTGGGGCCACGGGGTTTTACCATCTGGACCGACAACCTTGATAGGCGACTTAGGCTTACCATCTTTGTCTTCAGAGTCCCTAGTATAACGAATATACTCATATGAACCGTCTTTTGCTTTCTTCAGGAAAGCGCCAACAGTGAAACCCTCTTTAACAAGTTGTTTCAATTGATCCTTTGTAAAAATAAGATCAACAGACCACTCGTTACCGTCTCTAGGGTTGTATTTGGGACGTGGAGCGCCAAGAACTTTTGCCCAAGAGATTCTAACATTTTTCATAATTCCCATTCTGGAAATCCTTTTCTAAGTGTTTATAATGTATATTATAGCATAATATTATGTATTTGTCAAGTCTTTATACTTAGCTTCCGACAAATAAATATAGTCCCATTCTTCATAAAGGTACTTGACAAGTGCAAAAGCACGTTCTGGAAGTGCTTCGTTAGGACCAACGAGGATACCACCCTTTACTTCTCTAACACCATAGGCTTTGAGTTCTTCGGTTGCACTGAAATCACTTTCAATATCTTCCATTATCTTATTCCATTCTTGTTGTTAAGGATATCAATTAGACGATACAGGTCGTCCACCGTTAGAAAATATCGTGCGTCGTCGTTTTCATAGACCATGTAAACACGGCCATCAATACGTTTCCATTCGACGATACCTTTTAAGTCTTCAGTCTTCATTAGTTACCACATCCATAGTTACCACAGTTACGTTTACACTGTGGGTCGTTAATAGGACATTTAAATTCAGTGAGTTTCTGCCCAGTTTCTACCAATTTTATACTCTCCATCAAGTCTAATGTTCATCTTAAGGATTTCTCCCGCTGTAGTCATAGCTTCACAACCAATACGACCCACTTCATCAGCATGGTCTGGGTTTGTATCTAGTTGCCACTCATCATGAATATCCCCTACTTTGAGGTAGTCAAGATGACCTGCACTATCTTTGAAGACCTGTGCAGCTACTTTCATAACAATCGCCCCACAAGACTGAAACTTATAATTAAGAGCAGCGTGAGGAGAAGGGCACCAGACATAGCCGCCATCAATCGTCTGAATTCTTGTATCATTGGTTTTCCATTCACGTTCTACCTGTTGAACCAGCTCTGCAAATCCGGGGATATTTCCGTCGATAGCCTCTCTGATAAGTTTACCTCTATCGGCAGCTCCAACCATACGTCCGAGTTTACTATCAGAGGCCCCATAGAGACGTGCATAGAATAAGTTTTTAGTATGCGAGCGGGTAACAGGAAATCCAATTGCTCTTGAGATGGCCAGTGAGTTAGCTGTATGCGGATCATTAAGCATAAATTCTTCAGCTTCTTTTGATCCAAGGTAATGGATAAATACCCGCCCTTCAAGGCCGCTGGCATCAATGCCAACCATGACACGATTAGGTCTGGCACACCACAGTCCGCGAGACTCTTTGCCAAATCTGGCGTAAATTCCCGGAATGTTGGCGGTGTTAGGTGATGAGTGAGTACATCGTCGTGTTCCTGCACCGCAACTGTTAACACGTCCTCGAATACAACTGTCGTCATCTAGGTTCTCCAACCATGTGTTAATCATATTAGCTCGACCATTGATGACAAGCCAGTCTGCAATCATTTGTACTTCAGGGGTCTTAGAAGACTCAGCAAAAGCAACTAAGGCTTCTTCATTGACTTGTGGTTGCCCCGTTTTCGTAAAGCTCGTTGGCTCCCACCCAAGTTCAAGTAATCTTTCGATTCTTTGTTTAGGTGATGCAATGTTGAATTCTTCTTGTTCAAACTTTTCGTAGGTTTCATTGTCTAACCATCGAAGTTGATACTTCTCTTCATGAGCGGTGAAAGACGCATAAGGAGTTCCGTCCGCTCTCGTTCTGTAAGTGTGAGTTCCTCTTGAAACAAGACGTGGTGCAAACTTGCTCCGTATGGTAGTACCCAAAGAATCTTCTGAGCTTCTGAGGGACTCATATAATCTAAGAGCACCTTCTCTATCAAAGTAAAATCCGTTGCGTTGTTGTTCATCAATAATTACTCTAAAGTTATGTTCAATTGAAGCTGATAGTTCAGACCAGCCATATTTCTTCATGCGAGTCGTGAGGGCCACATAGAGCTTAACTGTAACTAGAGTATCTTGAACGCAGTACTCTATCATCTCTTCGCTTAAGTGACTCCAATCGTCAAAGTCGGATTTTAAACACTTGAGACGCTCGCCCCAAGCCTTAAGACTGTGGCCCCCAGACATCACAGGATTGTATAGATAGGAAAGGACTAAAGTATCTACACAACGACTATGACTGATATTAGTGCCCCACAAACGGTTT